ATGAATATAGCTCAATCACCTGATGATGCACCATTTAAGCCCGAATATATTCAAATACATCATTATGATTATGAAATTAGAGATGGTCAAGCAATTCTTTTTAAAAAAATCCCTGGCAAGGAAGAGGAAGAGATTGTTCCTGTAGCTGTTTATTCAGGGGTTGACCCTGCATCTTCTTTATCTATGAAAGCTGACTACTTTGTTATTGCTACACTTGGTATAGATAATGAAAACAATGTTTACTTAATTAATCTTGTACGAACAAAACTTGACCCAGCTGAACAACCAGATGTAATTATTAAGCAATATAAAAAATTTAGACCAAAAAGAATGAAAATAGAAACAGTGGCTTATCAGGAAGCATTAAGGTCTGCTGTTAGAAAACAAATGCAAGAGCAAAATCTATATATTCCGGGATTAGAAAAAGGAGTAAAGCCTAGAAATAGAAAATCCGAGAGATTATTATCACTAGTTCCCTTACTTGCTAAAAAACAATTTTATTTTAGACCGCAAGATATTGAAGCACAATCTGAGTTTTTATCTTACCCCCGTGGAAAACACGATGATGTTATGGATGCAGTTTGGACTGCATTAGATGGGGCTAGAGGCTCAAGAAGAACTACATTTACAAAGGTTGATGAAAATCAAACTTTAAAAAGAAAAGTACTTGACTGGATGACAATGTAGTAATAAATTCCTTATTGGATAACTATGGCTGAGAAATCTACAAATAATAAATCCTTAGTAGAAGATACCCAGAATCTTTTTGATGATTACTCTAATAATCGTGAAAAGTGGGCTATTCAAGCACAGGAAGATAAAGAATTTAGATTAGGGCAACAATGGACTAAAGAACAGGCTCGTACATTAAAAGAGCGTGGTCAAGCTCCAATTGTAGTTAATAGACTCCATCCAGCAGTAGAAATGGCAAAAGCCTTACTCACTGCTAATAGACCTCAGTTTAGAGTATCACCTAGAGAAGATAGTGATAATAAATTAGCTCAGCTAATTAATGCTTTACTTGCTTATATGTGGGAAATATCAGATGGGGTTAGTGTTTTACGAAATGTGGTAGATGATTACTATGTAAGTGGGATGGGTGTAATGATGGTTTATCAAGACCCAATGAGGGACAATTCAAAGGGAGATGTAGTTATAAAGGATATTGACCCCTTAGATGTTTATATAGACCCTAATTCGAGAGATAGATTTTGTGACGATGCAGAAAATATTATTATATCTAGGATGTTTACAAAGGATCAGGCTAAGAAATTGTATCCTATGTACGAAACAAAAATTAAAAATGCTACATCCGATAGAAGCTCAGATAGGCCATCAACTGGCAGAGAGCATGACGGTAAAGCAATTTTTCCAGAAGATGTTGAAACACTGACTGATTCAGCACTAGGAAGGTCTGATGAGTATGTAAGGGGCTATGAAAGATATTATAAAGAAATGGTTAATAGATATCGAATTCATGAAACTTTTACTGGAATAGAATATGTTTATGATGATGAGGAATATCAGGCTTATTTAAATAAACCAGCTTGGATTATAGAAGGAAGACCTATTGTTAGAGAGGATGTAGCAAGTCAAACAATGCAAGCTTTGCAAGAGTCATATGCTCAGATGTTAGCACAAGCTCAGCAACAAGGAGTGCCAGAAGAACAACTTCCAGAACCTCCTAGTATTGAACAAACAACTATGTCTCAATTTATTGAAGAAGGATTGGTTAAGGTTGTTGAAATTCAAACTTGCAGAGTATGTCAAGTAGTAGTAATGGGAGACCAGCTATTATATAAAAGAGTTTTACCTATAGACAAATATCCGGTTGTTCCTTTTATGAATATTCACACAAGGACACCTTACCCTGTTTCAGATATAAGAATGTGCAAAGATATGCAAGAATATATTAACAAGACTCGTTCTTTAATAATAGCTCATGCTACAACTAGTACAAATGTAAAAATTTTAGTGCCATCTGGTAGTGTTGATATGAGGGAATTTGAGCAAAAGTGGTCACAACCGGGAGTAGCTATAGAGGTCGATTTTGACCAAGGTGCTCCACAACCTGTACAACCACTTCCTTTGCCAAATGAATTATATCAAAACGAACAGACAGCAAAATCAGATATTGACCATCAACTTGGTCTTTATGAACTTATGATGGGGAATTCTCAAGCCGCCCCTCATACTTATAAAGCCACTGTATCTATTGATGACTTCGGTCAAAGAAAGATAAAATCAAAGTTAATGGACATAGAAGCTGGTCTGAGTCGGGTATGTCAAGTTGCGATCCCGCTTATGCAACAATTGTACCAAGAAGAAAAAGTTATCCGTCTGGTGCAACCCAACAATATGACCAGCGAATTTTTAATAAATAAGCGTTTCTATGATGATTATACGGAAACAGTACAAAAATATAATGATATAGGTTTGGGCACCTATGATGTTGTGGTAGTTACGGGTTCTACTCTACCAACAAATAGGTATGCTCAGCTTGAACTCTATATGGATGCATACAAAAATGGTATCATTGATAAAATGGAAGTTCTAAAGAAAACAGAGATATTCGATGTAGAGGGCGTATTACAGCGTACTGATACTATTGAACAATTGAGTTCACAATTAGAACAAGCAAATGAAATGATTAAAAAATTAGAAGGAGATATGCAGTCACGAGATAGGGAAAATGTTAACCTCAAACAAAGAGTTGAGGTAGAAAAATTTAAGGCAGACTTGGATAAGGTATCTAACCGTGCTCAGGCCGCAGGTACAATCTATGAAAAACGCCTTGATGACGCCACTAGTGAAATGGCTTCTGAAGTCAGGAGGACTCGTAAAGAAGCAGGCAAAACCAAGGATACCCCTAAAAGCTAGTTAGGGCTCCTAAAATTGAGGAAATTGACATGGCTCAAGAAAATCAACAAGGTCAAGTAACAGAAAACTTGGAGGATTCTCTGTTTGCAGTAGATACTGTGGATAGCGTATTTGAACCGGGTATATCTAATAACTTACCAGAACAAGCACCTGAACCTCAGGCTGAGGGTTCTCCAGTTGTAGATGACCAAGTTACTTATGCAAAACCAGAGGATAATGAAGAAGTTCGATATCAGTATTGGCAATCTGAAGCAGATAAAGCTAAGAATGAGAATGAGCAATTAAAGCAGACTGTAGGAATACTACAGGATACTATTGCAAAAAGCTCAGCGAATGTTCAACCTGAGGAACCCTCAGTACCTGAACCCGAACCTTTTCGTTCTGCACCAGAGAAACCAGTAAGACCAACAGGTTTTAACAGAGCAGAGGCAATTGATGACCCAAATAGTGCTTCGGCACAATATTTGGATGCGATGGATTCATATCGTGATACTATGGATACTTATAATGCTGATAAATTAGATTATGAAGCTAACTTATTGAAGCAAGAGCGTGAAGCAGTAGCTCAACAGCAAAGGCAACAACAAGAAGCTTATGAAGCTGAACAGCGTAATAAGGAACAGATGAGTTCAATTGCTGGTGAACTTAGAAGTAAGTATAATGCAAATGATACAGATATTAACGAATTTATTCAAAAAATGAGTGACCCTGAATCATTAAATGTTGATAACCTATGGAGGTTATACCAAATGGATAAAGGTCAGGTACCTCAGCAACAACCTGCTGAGCCCTCTCCGGAATTCAACCAAGTACAGAGAGCTCAATCAGTCCCAGCTCCTATGGGAGTTCAGTCAGCGGCAAACCCGCAACAAACGGGTAAAAGTGCCAGTGATTTGATTATGGATGACTTGATTAGAGATTACGAATCAAAAAATCCTTGGAATAACTAAGGGTAATAACAAAACAAATGGAGTTATAATAACATGGCTAATCAATACAGTATATCAGCTGGTGGTAGCATGCAGTCTTCTTCTATCAATGATAGTAGACGGATGTATAACTTCGGCGAAAGAGTAGCTGAACTTGCTCCTCAACAGTCACCATTTTTTGTCTATCTCTCAAAAGTTGCTAAGAAATCCACGGATGATCCTGTCTTTAAGTTTTTAGAACAGCGTCATCAGTGGCAACGCCGCAACTTTCAGGTAAAGACAGAAGAAATCTCTCCAACTGCACACGGTGGAACTGATTCCAATTGGGATCATGCCGCAGGTGGTAGTGAGGTTCTTGAAGTAGAGTGTCTCTATGACAAGTATGGAAGAACTGTTAGTGTAGCAGATCAGCCTAACTTCTTACTAAATGGTCAGTTAATACAAATTGAATGTAAGTATGCAGATGACGGAACAAACTATGCTTCCGATACATATCATGCTACATTTAAAATTGTTGCTGACCCTGTTTTGGGCTCTAGTAAAGCTCAACTCGCTCTTCAATACATTGATCTTTCTCTTCCGGGATCTGGTGCAAAATCTCCGGGTTCTTCTTCGAAGATAAAGATGGAAGTAGGTGGAAAGGGACAGGTAATAGGAAGTGCTTTTGCAGAAGGTGGCACCGACCCAGAAGGTTGGAAAGACGAAATGTACGATCGCGAAGGATATGTACAGATTTTTAAAACAGCTATTCCTATGTTCTCTGGTACCGCAATGGCTACACGCTATCGTGGTAAAGCAGATGAATACAAGAGAGTATGGCAAGAAAAGTTAATGGAACATAAAATGGATATCGAGCATTCAATGCTTTTTGGTATCGGTTCTGATGATTCAACAGCTAGTGGGCCAATAAGACGCTCTTGGGGTATTCTACCTTATACAGAGAGATATGGAAAAGTAAAATCTTTTACATATGCTAGTTCAACATATGATGATTTTCTAACAGCAATGGAAGATATATTCGCACCAGAATCTGGTAATAGCGGAAATAAGCTTGTACTTGCTTCTAGAAAAGTAATCACATGGCTGAATAAACTCGGTTCTGAATCATTCTTAGGCAACACTGTTGCTTTAGGACACAAAGCTTCAAGCTCTGGTGGATCAAATGCTATGGCACTTGATGTTCAGAACATAAAGGGTGCTTTCGGACATAATGTATCAACAGTTAACACAATTTACGGTAATCTTCACTTTGTACCTGAACCTCTGTTCAGGGGAATGCATGAAGACTATGCAGTAATGGTTGACCTTAAAAATGTGGCTTATCGCCCATTAGCAGGTAACGGTGTTAATCGTGATACTCATATCATAACTAATGTTCAAAATAACAATGTTGATGGAAGAAAAGACATCGTATTGACCGAAGCTGGTCTTGAGATTCAACTTCCAGAGACACACGCTATTTTGAAATGGTCTTAGGAGGTATTAGTTATGGCATGGAATAAATCATCCGAAAACGGTTATGTAGTAGGAAAGACTGCTGATGTAATTGCAACTGCAAATACAATGATTAGTAGTGATACAATCACAGAGGACTTAAGCGATAAAAAAATCATGGTCGGTATCGAAAATGTTGTTGCTGGGTCTGATGTGGCTACAGATTTAGAAGTTTGGGCTAGTCCTGATGGTACAAATTGGGCTGTAGTGGCGGCAAATGTAATTGCTGATACTACACCTAATTCTGTCGGGACACTTGTTGCTCAGGCTGATTTATCTAGTATTACTGCTCCGTATTATAAGTTAACTTTTAATGCGGCCGCTCAATCAGTCGGAACTAGTGGTAGATTCAAATTCATTTACGCTGTTAAGGAATAAATGAACGAGTTTCGCACACAACTAATAGTGGGGGAGAGCTATATCTCCCCTGCTATTTATAAAGGATTATAATATTATGACAAATATGGTGTTTTCTAATACTGTTGGCGGTAAATTCCAATCGGGGAATGATGACAAAAACAATAATAGCAGAAGAAAAGCGGTAAGCAATAAAACGCAACCTAAGAAAAAAAGAGGTAAGTAATGGCTATATATGGTAGCGGAGGAAGAATGGGTGCTTATGCAAGTCCTGCTCAAGGTGCTGGTACAGCAGTTGGTGGGATATTAGGTGCTTTAGGTAAAAAATTTAAAGATAGTTTATTTGACGATAAAGGATTAGTAAGAGCTAATCCAGATGGCCCGGGTATGCCTATCTTAGGTAAGAAAAAAGGTCTTGATAACCCTGATTCTGGATTACTACAAAGAACCGAAGATGGAGGTTTAAGACTTGGTGCTTACGAGGGGCTAGATGCTTTAAAGGGAAAGGGTTATCTTGGTGAGAGGGAAGGATTTGATAAAGATTACGCTGGTGAATTTAAAGGCGTTGATATGCTTCAAGATAATAGAGGCTTTATTCAAGGAGGAAAGCTTGTAAATCCTTATAAGGGAAGATTTGCAAAAGAAAGCCCTCTTAGTGGTCTTGGTTCAAGATTAAGAACAATGCTAGGAAAAGGAGAGGCTGAAGAAGAAGGGCCAGTTCAACCTACAGATATGTCTTTATCTGGAGCAGTTGGTAGAACTGAAGAAGATATAAGAAACGCTCCAAACCAAGATGTAGCAGTTAATCAAGAAACTGGTGAAAACTATGGGAACATGGAAGTAATGGGGCCATTGTTAGCTGGAAAAGTAACTAATCCAGAAGATGTCCCAGCAAAGCATGCTTTATTTTTACAAAAGTTTTTAAATACTCAAGGAAAAGATATAGCTGAGGATGGTAAGTGGGGGCCTGAAAGCACAAAAGCTATGGCAGAATATATGCAAGAATCAGGAACTGGGAATCAAGCTAATGTTAATAATAGATTAAACCAAATAACAAACGCTTCAGGAAGACCGGGTCTTTATCAATAAATGAGTTTTACTGCACAAATAGGACAATTAACAGGCAGTGCAAGTACTAATGATGCTACTACTATAGCTCAAGGATTAGAAAACGCACAACTAGAAGTAATACAAAAAGTTTCTCAAGTTCAACCTGAAATGCTTCACTTATTATCTTCTGAAGCGGTAAGTACATCAAATACTGATGGAGATAATACTTTAGTTAATAACATAGTATTAAATGTAAATAGGGCTGATGGGACATCAGGGTATTTAGATACTAGTCCTGCTTCTAATTCATATGTTACGGTTGACAGTGCTTCACTTTCTTCTGATGCTTATAATGCAATAACATCTACTAGTGGTGCAAGTTTTTCATTTTGGATAAAGTTTTTAAATGATGACACATCGCCAATATTTACTTCTAGTAATGGAAATACAAATTCAGTTAGTAATAACGCTGGATGGAGAATTGTAAAGGGATCAGATAGAAAATTATACTTACAATGGGGCACAACTACTGGGTCTTATTCAGATGATAATGTAGATTACTACAGAAGAGTTACTGCTCAAAATATATTAACATCAGAAGTATGGTACCATGTTGCAATTATAACTAGCTTTGGTCACACTGGAAATACAAAAATTTATATTAATGGAATTGAATGTGATATAAAAGAAACCGGAAATTATGTTTTTAGTGGAACTTCCCCTGAATATAATGGACATTATGCCGCCGCATATATTGGTTATCATATCAAATTAAATGATGGTGGGAGCCCGACTACTACTTATGGGGATTTTCATTTAAGAAATTTTGGAATATTTAAAGGCAAACTAAGTGAAGCTCAAGCTAAAACTTTGTATAATAACAATGCGTACTTTGATTTAAGAAATTCGACTGGGGATTATACATCTAGTGATAAGTTACATGTATATTGGGACTTTACTACAACTAGTTTAGAAGACTTAATGGAC